CATTGAAGCCTATCAAAGCAATATTACATTTGGTGATGGAATTGACGTAACTGGTACAGGTACTTTTTCTGATAGCATCACAGGTACAGGACTACTACACTCATTTGGTACACGTAAGATCCAAACGTTTGTAGGTTCACTAGCAGATACAAACACAAGTGCAGCTTATGCAGACGGAGACTGCTTAGTAGAGCTAGGTACACTAGATACATCTACTCCATCAGGTATCGTAACCCCAACTAAGTTCTTTATCCATCGTGCTGTAGTATTTATTACTACTGTTGCAGGACCAACACTTGTTGGTGGACTAGCACTTAATCCTACATCAGGCATTGCTACTAATGCTGCTGTTGTATCTTCAGGTACAGAAATTGTAGGTGCAGGTGTTGCATCATTCAATCCACGTATCTCTGCTACTGACTCAGTAACTGAAGTTGATTTAGATCTGGATGCAGCAGGGTATCACGTTTTTGATCCTCTAGTGCAAGCACCTATCGCAAACACGCATTTGTATGTATTCGCTACTACTACTATGAATGGTGATGGTTCTGCAGGACGTTTCACTGTTGAACTAGAGTATTCTGTACATTAGAAGGGATAGACAATGGTTGATCAAGCAGCATTAGTAGGAGAACACTTAGGGTGGGCTGTAGAAGATGCAGTTACTCTAGGTGATACTGCTACTACACACGTAGTTTGCACTAACGCTAAGATGGTGCTTATTGAAACAAGTCATGCTTTAGACATTGGGTTTGCAGCAGCAGAGGCTGATATCACTGATAATGATATTATGCTTCCTGCTGGTGTACACTCTCTTGTAGTACCTAAAGCTATAGGCAATGCTACTATTCTAAACTATAGACGGGGTAGTAGCACAAGTACATTAGTACGTGTGATTTTATCGTAAAACAAAGTATCCCCGTTGTGTAATAAATACATGACGGGGTTATAATTTTAACTTAACCTAAAGGAATATAAAATGGCTAAGATGCCTATGACTACAAAGAATGGTAAAAAAGTTCCTGCCTATGCTGCTGACGGTGTTGGCAAAATGAATAAAGGTGGAATGGCTAAAAAGAAACCTGCTGCCAAAATGATGGCTGGTGGAATGGCTAAGAAAAAACCAACAGCTAAGATGATGGCTGGCGGCATGGCTAAAAAGAAACCAGCTGCTAAGATGATGGGCGGTGGTATGTCCAAGTCTAGTGGTTACATGTATGGCGGTATGGCTAAGAAAAAACCTGCAGCTAAAAAGAAATAATTCGTAGGAATTAATCATGTCTACTATCCCAGAACGAGTAAAGAGTAAGATGAAAGAAGAGGGGCTTAAGGGTGTTAATAAACCTAAGAGAACTCCTAGTCATAAAACTAAGTCTCATTGCGTAATGGCAAAAGAAGGAGACACTTACAAATTTATTCGTTTTGGGCAACAAGGTGTAAGTGGTGCAGGTAAAAATCCTAAGAGTCCAAAAGATAAAGCACGTAAGAAAAGTTACTATGCAAGACACGATGCTCAAGATTCTAAGCCAAGTAAACTTTCAGCTAGGTATTGGTCACACAAAGTAAAGTGGTAAATTATTATATAGAGGAATAACAAATGGCAAAAGAATCCCTAAGAGAATATTTAAATAGAAAAATAAAATCAAAAGGCTCCAGCTTATCTAAAGAAAAAGCAAAAGCTAGTAAGTATAAATCTATTGCTGCAGCTAAAAAAGCAGGTTCACTTTACTACACAAATAAAGATGGTAAGGTAATGGCTGCTGTATATGCAGAAGACTTAAAAGAAAAATTAGGTGCTGGTAAAATACCTAAAGTTACCTCATCAGTATTACCCGCTGATGCTTCTTCTAATACAAAAAAATCAAAAAGAACTATAGTACGAAGAAGAAAACCCGGAGGTGTTGATCCTTTAGGATTGGCTGGTAAAAAAACTTATAAAAAAATAAAAAAGAAATAACAATGCATAACGGGGTTGCATACTTATACGTAGTATGCTAATGTAAAACATGGTATAACTGTCTCTGGTAATAAAGGAGATATACCATGTTAAAAAAAATACTAAGATCAATACAACAAACTCAAATGCGTAGAGCAGAATACTGGCAGTTAATGAACATGTCAGATACTTTACTTAAAGATATAGGATTAAGTCGTGGTGAAATTAAAGACAGGTTCTACTACCAAAAAGAAATCAACCGTTAATGCGGCAGGTAATTATACTAAACCTGCTATGCGTAAGCGTATGTTTTCTGCCGTTAAAGCAGGAACAAAAGGTGGAGCAGCTGGGCAGTGGTCGGCCCGTAAAGCACAGCTACTTGCATCACGTTATAAAAAAGCAGGTGGTGGGTACAAGTCTTAATGGCTAAAGATCCTAAACTAGGTACAGGTAAAAAACCTAAAGGTAGTGGTAGAAGACTTTATACTGATGAGAATCCTAAAGATACAGTTAGTATAAAGTTTGCCACTGTAAAAGATGCTAAAGAAACTATTGCTAAAGTTAAAAGAATAAACAAACCTTATGCACGTAAGATTCAAATACTAACAGTACTAGAACAACGTGCTAAAGTTATGGGTAAGACGGAAATTGTTAGACTTGCAAAACAAGCAAAACTGCAATTAAAGAAACAAAAGGAAAAAAGCAATGAAAGTAAACGCACCTAAAGGCTACCATTGGATGAAACAAAAAGATGGTAGTATGAAAGTAATGAAACATGAAGGTAAGTTTGTAGCTCATAAAGGTGCATCACTTACTGCTAACTTCCCTATTCAAAAGAAACACGATGGCAAAAAGTAAAAGTCAAAAAAGTTTAACTAGTTGGACTAAACAAAAGTGGAGAACTAAAAGTGGCAAACCTTCAACACAAGGTCCAAGATCTACGGGAGAACGTTACCTTCCGGCTGCTGCTATTAAAGCTATGGATTCTAAAACTTACAGTGCCTCCTCTGCCAAAAAAAGAGCAGATAAAGCAAAGGGTAAACAGTTTTCTAAACAACCTAAGAAAGCTGCTAAAGCCACTAAACCGTACAGGAAAATAAAATGAAAAAGTATATTAAAAGAGTTTGGTGTGCTATACTCAATCGTAATTGCTCATGCAAGAAATGTGAATGTGAATGAGAAACCTTACAGAAAAACAACAGAAATTTCTTGATGTTCTTTTTGAAGAGGCAAAAGGTGATCCTGCTCAAGCACGTAAACTAGCTGGATATGCAGATACTGTTTCTACTTCTTCTATTGTAAATTCTTTACAAGAAGAAATTGCAGAAAGAACAAAAAGATTTATTTCTACCACTGCAACTAAAGCAGCATACTCTATGAAACAAGTTATGGAAAGTCCTACTGATTTAGGTAACAAAGAAAAAATGGTAGCAGCTAAAGATATTCTTGACCGTGGGGGATTTAAAGCTACAGATAAAGTAGAAGTATCAACCTCTAATCCATTATTTATTTTACCACCTAAAGATGAGTAGACTAGAAAAAATTTGGCAGTTACCTGCCCCAAGAGAAGATGAAGAGTTTGAGTGGAGATCAGTAGTTAGGGTTGGAAGGCAAGTACCTTTTGGGTATAGCCAAGATCCTAATGATATAGATATACTACGTCCCATATCAAATGAATTAGAACTACTTGAAAAAGCCAAGAAGTATCTTAAACAATACAGTTACAGAGATGTATCAGCTTGGTTAAGTGAAGAATCAGGTAGGTATATATCCCATGTAGGGTTAATGAAAAGAGTTAAAATTGAACGAAAGCGTAAGAGAGAAGCTACAATCCAACGCCACCTCGCTGAAAAATACAAAGCGGCCCTCGAAAAAGCAAAGAAACTCGAAGAAGAAAGACTTGGTGGAAAAGATCTCAAGTCCAGTACAGGTAACACAGACAGAAGAGTTGCCTGAACAAGATATAATTTTTAAACCTAACCCCGGACCGCAAACAGATTTTCTAGCTTCTACAGAACAAGAGGTACTATATGGTGGTAGTGCTGGGGGTGGAAAGAGCTATAGCTTAGTTGCTGATCCTGTTAGATATTTTTCTAACCCTAATGCTAGTATGCTATTAGTAAGACGTAGTACAGAAGAACTAAGAGAACTTATTTCAGTTTCCAAACAGTTATACCCAAAGGCTGTACCCGGAATAAAATTTATGGAAAGAGATAAGACTTGGGTAGCACCATCAGGTGCAACACTCTGGATGTCATACCTTGATAGGGATGATGATGTTATGAGATACCAAGGACAAGCCTTTAATTGGATTGGCTTTGACGAGCTAACTCAATGGCCTAGTCCATACCCGTGGAATTATATGCGCTCAAGATTACGTACTACTAGAGACAGTGGCTTACCTTTGTACATGAGAGCAACAAGTAACCCCGGAGGGCCGGGACATCAATGGGTTAAAAAAACTTTTATTGACCCTGAAATACCTAAGAAATCTTTTTGGGCTACTGATATTGACTCAGGTGAAGTAGTAACTTGGCCTAAAGGGCATAGCAGACAAGGTGAACCTTTATTTAAACGCAGGTTTATTCCTGCTACTTTATTTGATAACCCTTACCTTTCAGATGATGGTATGTATGAAGCTAACCTTCTGTCGTTACCTGAACATCAAAGAAGGCAACTACTTGAAGGTGATTGGGATATTAATGAAGGGGCAGCATTCCCAGAGTTTAATCGTAAGATACATGTAATAGAACCTTATGATATACCTAGTAGCTGGGTAAGATTTAGAGCCTGTGACTATGGATACGGATCTCATACTGGTGTCGTATGGATGGCAGTAAGTCCTGCAGAACAAATTATTGTATACAGAGAAATGTATGTAAGTAAAGTTATTGCTACTGATCTAGCTGATATGATAATAGAAGCAGAACAGGAAGAGAAAATAAGATACGGAGTACTTGACTCTTCATTGTGGCATAATCGTGGTGATACTGGACCTAGCCTAGCAGAACAAATGATTAGAAAAGGTTGCCGTTGGAGGCCATCTGATAGATCAAAAGGATCTAGGGTATCTGGTAAAAACGAATTACACAGACGTTTACAAGTAGATGAGTTTACTGAGGAACCTAGACTTGTTATGTTTAGTAGTTGTAAGAATTTAATATCTCAATTACCTGCATTACCTTTAGATAAAAATAACCCTGAAGATGTTAATACAAACTCTGAAGACCACTTATACGATGCTTTACGATACGGAATTATGACAAGACCTAGAAGTAGTTTATTTGATTTTAATCCTACAGCTAATTCAGGATTTCAAATAAGTGATCCTACTTTCGGATATTAAGGAAATAATATGGAAGAAGAATTTGAAGAGACTATGGACTCAACAGAGTCTAAAGCTTTAGAAGATACTGAAGAAGATTCTTATGATGACCCTCATGCTGGAACTATTGTTGGGCTAGTTAAAGATAAATTTTCTAAAGCTTCTACAGCTAGAGATACTGAAGAACGTAGATGGATTCAAGCTTATAGAAACTATCGTGGTTTGTATGGACCTGATGTACAATTTACTTCTACAGAAAAATCAAGAGTCTTTGTCAAAGTAACTAAAACAAAAGTACTTGCTGCTTATGGTCAGATTGTAGAAGTATTATTTGGTAATAATAAATTTCCAATTACTATTGAACCTACTACCTTACCAGAAGGTGTAGCAAGTTCAGTACATTTTGAAAGTGATAAACAACTTCAAGATGCTACAAAAGATACAGGAGAAAAACCTGAACTTCTTCCCGGTGAAACAATCCCTCAACTACAAGAACGTCTTGCAGGACTTAAGGATAAATTAGAACCTGTTATGGATATTCTTAAAGAAGGTCCGGGAACTACTCCTACTTCAATAACAATACACCCTGCAATGGTAGCAGCAAAGAAGATGGAAAAGAAAATTCATGATCAGCTAGAAGAATCAAATGCAAATAAACAACTACGTGTTGCTGCTTTTGAATGTGCATTATTTGGCACAGGAGTTATGAAGGGTCCATTTGCAATAGACAAAGAGTATCCTAACTGGTCTGAAGAAGGTGAGTACACCCCTACTATAAAAACTATTCCTCAAACTTCTTCTGTATCTATATGGAACTTCTATCCAGACCCTGATGCAATGAACATGGATGAAGCTGAATATATAATTGAACGTCATAAAATGTCTCGTTCACAAATAAGAGGTTTAAAGAATAGACCTTTCTTTAGATCAAATTCTATTGATCTTGCTATTTCTATGGGAGAATCCTACACTAAAGAGTGGTGGGAACAAGCTATGGAAGATGATGCCAATGAAGCAAACTCACAACGTTTTGAGGTTTTAGAATTTTGGGGTAACGTAGATACAGAAATACTTCAAGAACATGATGTTGATATACCTAAAGAGTTAAAAGATTTTGATCAAGTAAGTGTAAATATTTGGGTTTGTAATGATCAAGTATTACGTTTAGTTATGAATCCCTTTACTCCTTCACTCATACCTTACTATTCAGTTCCTTATGAAATAAACCCTTATAACATATTTGGTGTTGGTCTTGCTGAAAACATGGATGACACTCAAACTCTTATGAATGGTTTTATGAGGATGGCAGTTGACAATGCTGCGTTATCTGGTAATATGCTTATAGAGGTAGACGAAACAAACTTAGTGCCGGGGCAAGATCTTTCTGTGTATCCGGGTAAAGTCTTTAGGCGTCAAGGTGGCGCACCCGGACAAGCTATTTTTGGAACTAAGTTTCCTAATGTATCTAATGAGAACATGCAGATGTTTGATAAGGCAAGGGTTCTTTCAGATGAGTCTACAGGCTTCCCATCCTTTGCACATGGTCAAACAGGTGTGTCAGGTGTAGGACGTACTGCCTCTGGTATATCTATGCTTATGTCGGCAGCTAATGGTAGTATTCGTAACGTAGTTAAGAACGTTGATGATTACTTGCTTGGCCCTATGGCAAAAGCTTTCTATAGTTTTAATATGCAGTTTGACTTTGATGAAGAAATCAAAGGAGACTTGGAGGTAAAAGCCCGTGGTACAGAAAGCCTTATGGCTAATGAAGTTCGCAGTCAAAGACTTATGCAATTTTTACAGGTTGTACAGAATCCTGTACTTGCCCCTTTTGCAAGAATGGATTATATTATCCGTGAAATTTGTAAGTCTATGGATCTTGATCCAGATAAATTAGTAAACTCTATGTCTGATGCTGCTATACAAGCTGAGATACTTAAAAAGTTTCAAGAGGAAAATCCACCACCAGCACCACCACCCGGAGCAGCACCCCCTGATGCTGGCCCTGCTGGCGTACAGGTACAGGATACACAAGGTAGCGGGGGTGGAACCATAGGAACAGGAACAGCCCCTCAACCGGGAGAACAGGGCTTCTCAGGTAACACTGGACAAGGACCAATACAGTGAGTTTAAAACTACTGGTAAATACTCCTGAAATATGGAAAGCATTTGATAAAGAATTAGATATAAGAATTTCTGCTGTACATACTCAAATGGAACAAGTATTAGATACAAATAGTTTTTATAGGTTACAAGGTCAAGCATTTGCATTTCGTAAACTAAAACAACTTAGGGATCAAGTTAATGGCTGAACGTGAAAAATCTCTAATAGAAAGTATGAGAGAATATATTAGTTCTAATAACAATAAGTATTCACCTGCTGTACAAAAACAAAATCGTGGTATAGGTAGTGAAGACCCTTTTATTATTGGTGATGGTGAAGATAATATACCAAACTATATTAAAGATCAAAGTTATTTAAAAGGTGATAGTAGGGCAACTATAGTCCAAGAAGGAATAGAACAGTTTGGAAAAGCTGTTTATGATGATCCTGTAGCTGTTGGTAAAGCTATTGGAACTGGTATATATGAAAGTGGTGTAGACTTTGTAAAAGCTCCTATTAAAACTACTTATGATTTTGGTTCGGGTGTTGTTAAATCTATTAAAAATGTAGGTACTAAAAGTTTATCTGATTATTTACCAGAAGGTATTACAGAAAATAGAGCTACTGCAGAACAAATGACTGCAGCTAGGCAAGCTCAACTTAGTGATTATTTAAATGCTTCTGCTATAATACCTGCTGCTAGTGTTGTTAGACAATCTGGAAGAATTATAAATAAAGCAATACCAACATTAACTAAAGCTGATATAAGTGGTAAGTTAAAAGCTTTAACTAAAGGCGATATACAATTTTTAAGAGAAAGTAAAAATCCTAACTTACAAGGGGTTGGTGCTGACGTAGTAAAGACTGTAGCTATTGGAGATAATCAAGGACCAGAATTAGAACCTACAATAGATTCTGATGATCCGGGTGTAAATCCTACTAAACCTAAATCAGAGGTAGCTCCTTTAGTTAGACCGTTAGATGCAGATGTAACCCCTATTACAGATCGTGGTGATTTTTATAGCCCTATTCTTGCAAACTTAGATAATTTACCAATAGGTAAAGATGGTATGCTTGGAAGT